TCATAAGCAGCATTAAATGATAACGTTCGTGATCCAGTACCGTCCTGACGAATAAAGAAAGACCCGGTCTGCCCTTTTTGCACATTCGTTGGAGCACCTAAGTTTCTACTACCACCTAATCTAACATCAAAGTTTTGACCACTGTTGAAGTTTACCGAGATTGTTGATGCATCAGTTAATGAAACAATGTCAGCTACAGCCGACTTTGTAATTCTTAATTGTTTACCTAGTGAATCAACAGCACTAACGGATATAGCTGTTGTTGCAAATAATTTGGTAGTATCTGTGATTGAACTTGAAATACTTGTAGCAGTCATACGAGTAGCTACGACTGCCGTAGCCGATACCGTGCCACCTACTGTAATAGGACCAACGGCACCACCTTCTGTAGATAGTGCACTTACACCTACTGGGTCAACAGCATTATGTACATTTGTTCCATCACAATAAATAAACTTTGAACCACCACGAGGGGCTATAACATTTGTTGTTGTTGCGGCTGTTTTTAATTTAACGGTATGTGTGCCACCTGTTGTTTGGTTGTCAACAACGTATAATTTTTCAACACTAGGGATCACTATAGTTGAGTTTGATCCTAATGTTCCTTCAATTCTTAATACGGCATTACGAGATTGGTCGGCTGCTCCGTTACTAGCTGTTAATGAAGTTGTTGCTCCTGTTGTACTGACAACGACGACACCACCTACGGCTTCGTCCACCATGTCAATTACTTGTTGGTTAAGACGATCACCCCAGGTATTCGCATTTTCTCCATCAGCTTGTTTTTCTAATCTAAGTCTTGTTGTATAACTACTTGGCATAATTAATTACTTCCCTTTACTAATGTGTTATCACCTCCAGCTGGTGAGGCATTATTTCTCATATCATCCTGTCTTGTTCTTCTGGCTTCATTTAGTAAGTCAGTAAATGCTCGTTGGTATTCTTGTTCCCAAACTTGAGCAGCTGTATAATTTTTCATAAACATACAGGCTTCCTTCATACTAGCATAAAACAATGCATTAGAACAATATTGTGTAAAGAAATTCTCTTGATGCACAGAAGTAGCTGCTGTTGGTTGGACAATATAAGACATTTCACAATCATAGGCCGATACTGGTGTAGGTGATACTAACAGCCTATCAAATCCAAAGTTAGCATAATAACGAGGCACACCCGTACTTGTGCGTTGTGGCCAATAATCATTTAAATATTCATCAGTCTTTTGTAATAAATTAATTCGTGTGCCATTAGACTTTAAAATATTTAAGTTTTTAATTATTAATGTGTTTAATGGTTTAGTTAAAAATGGATCACCAATAACCATGTTTGATGTTGCATACTGTACAACACCATATGAATCTATTTCTCTTGTAAGCCTTCCTTCGGCTCTTTCAATAAAAGCTGGTATGTCTCCTACAAACTCTGTGCTTGTGTCTTCACTTGTCGTCTTAATTCTATTTATCAATTGATTGTATGTTATGCTCATATTCGTTTAGCCTTCCACGTTTCGTTTGTTCCTCCAAAAACTTTAGGTGTCCAGATACCTCTAACTCTTGTTCTAAATTTAGCACTAACTCCTGTTAGTACCAAGTTACCATCACCATTAATATTTGGAGAAATAACTCTCGTTCTAATTAATGGTTGGAAGTTTGTTTTTCCACCCATGCCTGCGTGTATACTACACTGATAGTATAATGTAGTTGGACCATCATTCGCAACAAATATTTGTGTGTAAGCCCCAGCATTACCCGGAGTTCCTATAGTCTGTACATTTGTTGTAAAAGGTATAGTTCTACCTTCATCTAAATAAAATCGTAAAGGGTGTCCACTATTAGAACTATCAGATTGATCAAAGGTAAACAGTGCACGATCTTTGACTAAATTTAAACCATACTGTTGTCTGCCATCTATAAAGTATTTATTACTACCACCTACACTTACAACTGTTACTTTAAATGTTTTACCACCATTGTATATTACTGGGTTAGCTCCAGCTTGTGAGCTTTCGTTACCTGTGTCAAATTCACTTGTTACTCCAGTAACATCAACATCAATACCTGCTTTAATAAAAGGAGTTCCAAGACTAAATGATCCGATGACTTGGGACGGAATAACTTTTGGACTACTTGTAATAGTTGAACTACGAAGTGTAGTTACTAATGCTACCCCTGTAACATTATGTGTTTTAATAACTTCAACAGTTGCTGATCGTAAACTAAACCCTATACTTAATCTTGTTAGTGTTAAGTTAGCATTAGCTGCTGTAGTTACATTACGAAGAGATAAATTTATTCCTGCGTTAGTTACAAAAGCCGTGCCTGGAATAGTTACTTCTACAGAACGAAGAGCAGTAGATAGAGAAACTCCTGTTACAGTAACCGATTGATCTACAACACTACGGTTCCATGCACCTGAGTTCCAAGTATTTCTACTGTATCCACTAGTAACCACAGACATAGACGATTAACCTCGACTATGAAAGTGTGATAATAGCAGTGGCAGCAGCAGCAGCTGGGAATGAAATTGTAAAGGTACCGTTAGTCGATACTTTATCAGACCCAAAGTCTAAAACAGCAATAGCTTTATTACTATTAGATGAATTATATATTAATGCTCCTCTAGCTGAGAATGTTGTACTTGTAAAAGATATATCAGCAAAATCAATAATTGCTGTTCCACCTGCAGCAGATGTTGCGCCAAGTGAAATAGTCACACCAGTTAGTGTGCCTCCACCAGGAGCATATCCACCACTTGATACAACTTCATTAGACGTTGAGTACGTAGCCGTACCCGCAGATAATGAAGCCACACTTGTGAATAAAGCTATCTTTAAGGTATCAGTTTTAATCTGATGCCCTTCTTGTAAAACTTCTGACTTAAAGGAATTACATACAGCTTGTGTAATGGCCATTTTTAGTTACCTCTCTTTGTAAATGTTGAATCATCAGGACTCCACCCAGCATCACCAGTTGTAGCTAGTACGACTTCTGGACGTGCATCCCTCAAGTTTTCATTGTCATCAATTCTTGGAGTCTTGTTCTGCGGATGATCTATAATATTATATCGACCATCTGTTTCCGAAGCTCCAACAATTAATCCTGTCGGCTCTCTGACTCTTTCAGAATATTTAAATCTAAATCCTGAACGGTCACAGATAAAGTATGCATACTTACCTCTTGCCATTATAACCTAAATGATGGCTTAATCAAAAGACTAGCCCTTTCTTTATCAGCATACATTGCTGAGGTTAGTTCTTCTTCATACATCTGTTTTAACATACTAGCTCGTTCTGATGTAATGCCTGGTCTTTTGATAGACATCTTATAGGCAAGACCAGTTGATAAGCACGGTAAGAATCTAAATGGTATGTCTGCATCTTGATTAGATTTGGTTATATCTTCTACTTTATTAAAACTAAAGTATGATAATAATGGTGTGCCACCTGTAGTCGTAGCATCTGGAGTAGGCCACAAATATAATTCTGCTGCATCTCTTAGTCTGTTTATAGCATACTGTGTTGGTCTACCCGTTTGTGTTTTGTTTGTGATTCTTTGATAAGATTCCATTGTTATTCTTGTTAAAGCTAAATCTGTAGTTGTTGAACCACTAACTGTTCTATGTACTAATTCAGTTATATCTATAAGTGAAGTGGGTAATGTATATTCAGCTGTACCGCTTGTAATATCTAATGTAGCAATGTTTTGTTTCCATAGTAATATACCACGGTTCATCCAATCGATAAGGAGAAGATTAAGTGTACGTCGTGCCTCTAGTGGTTCAAACCCTAGAGTCTGTTCGCCACCTAACATAGACATAGCTTCTTCAATTACGTCAGCTATATCTAGATTGAATGTTGTTGTGCCTGAAGTTGTCATAATTACCTATCGTCGAAGTCAGTTCCGTATGATGGGTTGACCATACCACCAGCCATGTAGTTTTTCTTAGCTGGATCTGGTCTACCAGTAATATCTTTTAAACGTATAGGAACTCCAGATGCTCCACTACCTTTTCTTTTTTTAACTTTTTCTTTAGCTTTTTTAAAATCTTCTTTTGTTATATATGCATCAGTTGGCTTTTCATCATACTTCTTACCTTTAAAGGTTCCAATTCTACCAGTTAGCATTGGTTTTTTGTTTTTATCTGTCATCGAACTCTCCTCCAAATGATGGGTTGACTGTTCCTCCAGTAAAGAATTTACTTTTAACTTTACCACCACTAGCTTTAGAATCTTTCTTTTTCGTTCTTTCTTTTTCTAATTCTTTTGCTCTTTCCATAAACATATCCCGACCAAAAATTTCATTATATGCCTCGGCTGTTTTGTCAACTAATTCTCCCTCTTCTAAACCAATAGCTTTAGTAATTTTATTTTCATTACCGATTGCTTTGTGAAATTTTCTAACTAGTTTTTCTTTAATATTTGGTTTTCGTTTATATTTAAATTTTTTAGTTTCTTCACTCATTTCTTTTTCTTTCCCCATTCATATAGGTTATCAAATGTTGTTTCCCAGTCCATATAACTATCGTGTTGTTCTGCGGAGTGTTCCCACTGTGACGGTACAAAGTCTGGTGGTCCTTCTCCAACTGCCCATAGCGCAGGATTGGTTACACGTACACGATTGTTTGGTAATGCTACTATACATCCTTTATAAGGACCTGATGTTAATTCCAACACATGCGATTGTTTATGTTGTGCTGGATCATCCGATATATAACTGTCAGTATAATCAACCGTAAACATGTACTTACCATTATAAAACTCACCTGCTAGTTTACACAACCACGGACTAGAACTAATTCGATCCATTCTAATGATAGCATGGTTACGACTAGAACAGTCCCACGGCTGTGCTAAATGTGTTTGTATATTTGGTGGCCATTCGTCGAAAGGAGTATCACCGACAAGTGCAGTTATAGGCATACGTGCCCACATTGCGCCACCGTGAGGATTGGGATGGTCTTCACCACATCCTGTAAATACAACTTGAAAACTCAAACATCTGTCTGGAATAGTGCACACGGCAAAAGCTAATGCATGAAGAAACTCACCTTGATATTCCTCATGATTATGTGTGAACTCTTTCCTCACCCAACACTTAAAGTGTGGGATATTAGAAATCGTATACGACACTACTTGGCTCTACCACCTCTTGCCATATACTTGGAAGTTTTACCACCTTTAGCCATGTACTTAGATGTTTTACCTCCACCCTTCATTCTGTATTTGGAAGTCTTACCTCCACCAGCCATTTTCTTTGGTCCTTTCATCATAGCTTTTAACTTTTTGTTTTCAGCCATGAGCTTTTTCATTTTAGTTTCCATTGCTTTACTCATTTTACTTACTCCTTATTATAGATTGGTTAACACATATACTTCGAAAGCTACGGCTGCCAATCCGATCAACCCAGCTCCGATTCCTATTATAATATTCTTTCTTCGTTTTTGCATCTGTATTTTTTGTTTTAATAGTGTTGCCTGTCTCTTTCTTTCAAATGCAATTTCTTTTTGTAGTCTCTCCCACTGTCCTGGAGAACCATACAATGCAAACATTTCTCTCATTTGATCTCGTATTCTCTTTGCCTCTTCATTTCTAAAGTGTGCATCAATAGCATTCTGTTCTGTTCCAGTTAGTTTACCAAGAACTTTACCTAATCCACTTGATTTATTACTAGCCACAACTTGTAAACCAGCTTCGGCCTTTGCCCATTTCGACACAGTGCTTGACATATTAGCTAAATCCTTACCAGCTTTAATAGCTTTGGTTATAGCATCAGTAGCGCCTTTTAGTGCGGCGAAAGCTGTGAATGGGTCTATCATCGTCGTCTATGCCTTTCTTTTTGTTTTAACCTTTTGTTTCTTACCACTAGCGCTAATCGGATATCTTATCGATGTAGGTTTTGGTCCAATATTAGTCTTGGCTCTTTTTCTTTTAACTGCCGAAGATTTCTGTCCAGCAGACATTTTGTTAGCAACTGCCTTTGGACGACAGACTGGATACTTTCTTTTTGACGACTTAGCTGATTTACGACCACATTTTTTACCAGTAGATATATCAACCCAATCTTCTTTAAACCAAGTCTTTAAACCTTTCTTAGCCATTCTTTTTCTTTAAGTTATATTTATTAGGAACCTTTCCATAACCAACAACTCTGTCCCATTCTCTTTGTGTGTAATAATTTTTTTCAGTCATACTATCTATACTTAGTTACTTTTCGACGGTTGTTCATAACTTTACCACAACCACGAGCTATGCCACCATTCTTTAATTTAATCTTACCACCACCAGCTTTACTAGGCTTTGGTCCTTTAAAATCTTTTCTCTTCTTACCACTAGGATCTTTTATCTTACCCGCACATATCTTTGACGCATATGCATTTGCATAAGCTGAGGGATATACTGCAAACTTACGTTTAGCAGCAGCTTTACCTCTAGGACATAACTTTGTCATACTTGTATCCCCATCTGTTTTCTGATAAATCCCAAACTCTTTTAGTGGCCTTTGGAATCTTAACTAATAATTTATTAAACTTTACGACGTTTTTTGTTACTTGCATACTTCCTCCGTTTCTTTGGTTTACTCGGTGGTTTTGTTATTTGTTGTCCTATATTAGCACGACTTATTACCATAACTCATTATATACCACGAGGTTCATAATTACCATAGGGATTTGAAGCTATTATTGATCCACCTTCTTTGTATCCAAAATGGGATGCAATATCTTTAACAAAAGTTCTATTAGGTATAAATGTTTTTTGAGTATACATTGGTTTGCCAGTCTTTGGAGAAGTTCCCTCATATTGTCTGACTATGATACGTTCAGCTCTTTGGTATTCACTGCCTTTACCTTTACTAGGCACTGACTCATAAACGATAGACTCTTTACCACCTTTACCAAAGGGTTCTAATTTAGGATCAATTAAATCTTTTTTTGATCCAGGAACTATAGAACCATCCAAATACTCTAAATATTTTTCTAAACTTTTTCCGTCTAATGTTTCATAAGGATGTAAACCACCTGTAATATAATCCTCTGGATCAACATAACCATACTTATCATCTAATTGATCAAGCATTTGTTCTTTTTTCATCTGTCTTGTGATAGCTTCTTGTTCTCTTAATTTTTTATCTTCTATTAATTTAACTTCTTTAGTTTTATCAGGTAGCTGTAAAGGCACATCCCTATCATCAGTTAAACGTAAAGGAGAGTCCCCAATACCTTGAATTGGTTTTTTTGAAAAGTTTTTAGCTAAAGATTTTAAAGCTCGTGGTGCAAGACCGACGGCTGGAATAGCCCCTAGTGCTGATAATAAATATAAAGCTGCATTACCAGAGGCATCAAGATAATCTCCTGATTCTAAATCTTCTTTTGTTTTTTCATAATACTCAGGTATATCAGCTAATGATTTAGCCTCTCCTGTAATCGGAGATAATTCATAAGCTAAACCTAAACCCGATGGTTGTTTTTCTACAAACTCTTTGTAGTCTTTTAATGGTGTAATACCTTTATTTGTTTCTTCAGCCATATTAAATACCTATAAGTATCTTTGCAATCACAGCCGATGCTCCAGATTGCATGACTATGGTAGCACACACAGCCCCGACAACTAACCACTTAACTTGAAATATAGACCGTTTTACACAACCCATATCTTCTTTTAACTCAGATACATCTTCACGAAGTTGTGCTTCTCTTTCAATGTGACGAGTTAACTCAAGTTTAATATCAGTTAATTCTTTGTTAGTCATTCTAGAATACCCAGCACCATACCAGTAAACCTGCAAAAATAGCAATGATAACATCTTTCTTACATTTATGTGGCCAATACTCTATACACTTTTCTTTAATCTTCATCCATATCATTTTAATATCTAACATTTCCATCTCCTCCTTGCTTGACAGATTCTTTTATTTGGTGTCTTTTTACAGTTAACATTATGCATCTTGGCTTGACCCGCAGACCGTGCACAAAATGACTTTCTTCTTTTCGCAGATTTACTACCCTTTGCGACTTTACCAGTAACAGCAGTTTTTAATTTAGAACCCGGATTAGCACGACGATAAGCGGCGACACCTTTAGCCGACATACCTGCGCCTTGTTTCGTAGGTCTAAAGTTACCAGATTTGACACTGGACTTTATGCCCATGCCTTTCTTTTTACGAGTAGCCATAAGTCTAGCCAGTAAAGACTGTACCAGCTGCACTTGTAGGTACAGTTATATGTAAATTTGTTTCGTAACGAATACCAGCATCTTCAATATACTGATCCGTTGCGCCACCACTATTAAGTTGAACTTTTAAAACAATGTCACCAGTAGCGCCACCATCTCTTAATGTAAGTTCTTTAATAGATGTAGAATTATTTACAAAACTATAGCCTCTTATACGACCAGAACTTGAATCAATCGTACCAGTAGCTGAAACAAAACTTGATTTTATATTTGTTGCCATATTTAATTCCTTATAAATAAAAGGGGCTTGTTAAGACCCCTTTTACTAGTTAGATTATGCTCCCGCAGAACCGTAATATGATCTCCAGTCACTGAAACCAAAGCTATATCTTTCTCTAGCTTTGAATCTCAAGTTACCAGTATCAAAGTCTGGTTCCATTTTTGTAGCTAATGGTGCTCTTACGAACATTTTAGCTCCGTTTGGAACATCGGTTTTAATGAAGTACGCATTGGTATCTGTAAACCTATGATTTACAAAGTAGCCTTTAGGAAGCATACTCATTGAACGTACTGCATTAACATCGTTCAAGTTTGTAGCTCCATTTGCTGCTGTGGTAGGATTCACACCAATCGAAGTTGACAGTGTACTTGCTAAGATTTTCTCAGCTGTAAACTGTAGATTCGGTGGAATGTGCAAAGATTCTGCACGTGTACCAGTTAAGATACCTCTGTCGTCTTGTGTATTTTGAATAGCAATCAAGGCAGTTTCTAGTGTAGCTTCAGATAAGTCTGATGCTGCTAGTAAGTTGTCTTGAGTACCACCCACGACAGGGTGACTGTTAGAGAAGAATGCAACTCCGTCTCCTCCAGCAAAGTTTGCGTTAAAACCATTGTTAAACACATTTGCGGCTTTTACTTGTTTAGTAGTAGCCATTGCTCTTGCAAGACCTCTTGCACGTACTTTCGCAAAAGTATCATACAAATTATCTTCCATTGCTTCCTCAGTAACTGCGAAAGCTAAAGCAACTGTTTCGTGTGAGTAACGGCTAGTGAATGACTCTGAAGCAGAATCATACTGCACCGCTGCACCTTCTGATTTAGTTGGTGCTTCACCGAAACCAGTGAAAAGAACTTCTTCTTCAAAAGCTCTATCCGAGTTTTCAGTCTCAAACAAAGATGCGTGTTCGTCATCTATTGAGCCATACTCCAATCCAAAGACTGCGTTTAGTCCAGGAAGGAGCTGTTTAGCGATATTACCTCTATTTATAGCCATAATATATTCCCTCCTATGCTAAGTCGGCAATCGAGACCGTGGAACCAAGTCCGTAGTGATCTCTATGCTGGTTAATTTTAACTTCAATATTTGGGAATGCATCAGTTGCGGCTTCACCCGGTAACGTAGACCTTCTCAAAAGTCTTAAAGTCTTTGCTTGAACAGAGCCTGATCCGCCTTTTAAGCTAAATCCAGACATACCTGTGATTGTAGATCCAGCACCTAATGATACATCCATGTTCAAGTGAAGCTGAGTGTCTGCCACTGAAGCGCCTGCTTGAATTTCGAATGTAGCATTTGGATCATCAATGACTAAAGCTTTCGCTTCACCTTGTCCGTGATGAACTTGACCTGCTGGAAAGTAGTTATTAAAGGTTGGTTGCTTTGTGTTTGGATCAACCCAATTAGCACCCATAAAAACTCCTGCAACTAAATCCGTTGCGGCTGAGACTTTATGCACCTTGCCACTAACAATCTTTACCAAGTCACCTTGGAAAATTGCAGTCGCATGAGCTGCCTTTACCCCATACTCATTCATACCACTGGTATTATAAGCACCGCCACGCATTCTAGAAGGTTGGAGTCCTCTAAAGTTTTTCGATGTTGCCATCTCTTCCTCCTTCAAAAGTAAGTGTTTAAGTTAAATTTTAACCGACACCCTTTATTTATCAAAGTGTGTTGGTCTACCTGTGGTAACTTTTGATCGACTGTTGTTAGAGATTGGCATACGAGGATCATTCTTACTCATAAGCTGTCTGTTGATTGCATCAGTTTGGGATTGTGTAAACTCATCTACATGTTGTTTATATCCCTCTTGATTTTCTATAGTGTTTGTTGCTAAAGCTACATCACCACGGATAACAAGTTTACCGAGACTACCTACAGCTTGGTTTTGGAAACCAGCACTGAGTTCAGGAACATCTTCAGGTCGAACAAAGTCCCACCCTTCAAATTGTTTTTCCTGTACATTCTGATCATCATACTGACCCTTCAGAGAAACTCTGATCCATCTAAGGATAAGTCCTTTTTCTTTGAATCTATTAGTTACCTCTTCAGGAACCTTTAACCAATTCTTCTTTTGATATACACCTCTTTGTTTTCGAGCTGTACTTTGCGCTGAACGAGTCGCTACTTTTACGTCATTTGTTTTTGGTGTAGTCATATCAATTATTACCTTTCATTATCCACGTTATATATTTACTGTAGTGTAGTCATTCCCGGCTTTCTCAACCTTCGCTTTTTCTTTAGCATACACATCAAGCGGTACTCCCATCTTTTTAGCAAGACGGACATCTTCTTGAGATAGTCTTATCTTACCTTTGGATGATGCCGAAGTACGTGACTTTCCAGCAACCACTTGAGCAGGTTTGTTTGTTGGTTCTTCCTGCTGACCAAACTTGTGAGGCATTTCTTTTTTTAGCCTTTTACTTATCTCAGTATAGAACTCTTCACTCTCTGGATCAAAGCCCTCTTGTAATAAATCTTCATTTATAATATGTGCGGCTTGTGTAGTAATTCTATCTTTATTATACCACTCACTATTATCAGATATCCACTCCCTAGCTAGCTTGTGTAGCTTTGCTGGTTGTTTAGCTTCTTGAGTTGGTTTAGCTTCTTCTTCTTTTTTAGGCTCAACCGTTTCAGTTTTCTTTGCCTGATCGTCCATATAGAATCTTTTAGCATCAACCATTCTAAGTTCAGTCGTTGCATCGGCAATAGCTTTCTGTGCATCAAGAAGTTTATCCTTATCACCTGAGTCATAAGCATTCTTATATCCTTCTTCAGCAAGTTTAAGCTTATCTTTAAGTTGATTCTCATAACTAACTAAACTAGCCTTCTCAGTTTCTTGAACCTTTTGTGTTGAGTTTTGAAGTTGTGATTGTAAATCAGCTATCTTTTGCTCTTGAGCTTCAAGTTGTTCTTCTCTCTCTTTACGTTGTTTAATTAGTTGTCTTATTCTTTTTTCAGCACCAGCCGTATTGATACCATCAAGTTCTTGAGGTTCAGAATCTTTTGATTCTTCTCTTTCTTCTTTCTTGGCTTCAACCGTATTATCTTCGACAGTCTCTTCGACTTCGTAGTTTTTATCTGGTTCTTCTTTTTGGGATTTAGTAACGTCTACTTCTTCGTAGCCGTCATCTTGTGTTTTGTTTTCTTCGTTCATTTTTTCTCCGTAGTTACGAGTTACGTTTACGTCAACAATCTCATTATATAATATTACTTACTGATATCCAAATAGTTAGGGTCAAGGTCTTTCGGGTCTGGTACAACCATTAATACTTGGTCATCAAACAATAGAATCATTCTAATACCTTTGTAAGAGAATTTATCACCTTGATACTTACCATACACAACATAGTCGCCGGGTTTACACCATGCTCTTCCTTTAAACTTATCACGGTCAGCATAGGCAAGTTCGCCTACTTTTAAAACACGACCAATAGTTGTTAAGTATCGAGCATCATCTTTAAATTTATCTGGAAGTAATATACCTCCTTTAGTTTTTTCTCTAATAGACACTGGTCTAATCAATACATGATAACCAGGAAGATTAGGTAACACCTCTGGATCGGGTGATTCTTTATTAGTAATCCATTCGTCGTTGCCAGATATGGCTGTTGCTACTCCTGCTGCCTTCATACTAGTCTTCTTCTCCTTTTTCGTATAAGTTTTTTTCTGCTAATTTAAGTTCTTCGATAGCAATAGTCAAGCCTTCTATTATACCAACTTGATACTTATAGTCTGCATAATTTTCAGATGAACCTGTTGCTATTGTTTCACTTAAATTATTTTTAGTTGTCGTCAATTTCTCTCTAAGATAGTCAGCTACGGCATCCATACTTCATGCCTTTCAAATAATTCTTTTTCTGACTCATACATAGCTTTTAAATATTCTTCTTTTATCATAGCCTCTTGAACTGTTATAGACTTAGATGGATCTCTTCCACCTATAATAAGTTTACTATGTGTACGTATTGACGGCTCATCAAACTTTTCTTCAATACCATCCATAATCATGATCAGATCATCACATAATCTTTCCATATACCCAAACTGAATATAGGGATAATGATTTAAAGTATAGTGGTCATAATAATCTTTTACCACATTCTTATTCTCTACTATTTTAGTCAGGAATGTTTCATAATCTTCGGCTTGACACTTTCGTTCAAGTCTAATGTCTTCTTGCCAGTTCCATTGATTACCATACTTGTTTGCTTTCTTTCTGGCTCTGTGATGAAACAAACTATGTACAAACGTCATAGGATGTCGTAGGAAAGCAAAAGGTTGTTTATGGGTGAATGGTGTATTATGTGAGTCATATATCGCATCACCGATAGCTTTAGCGCCCTCTACATAACTAAATAACATTTGTTTGATCCAACGTCCACCAGTCTTCGGTACGTGTATGAATACACTATTTTTAAGTTCTACTGCCATGTATAAATAAAAAGTCGCCATCCGTTATGTCTGGCATTGTTATAGCTACTTTGACACCGTGTTCAGTATCTTTCACTGGTTGAAGTCCTTTACCCCTATGATTATAAAAACATTCATAGCCATGTTTAAAACAAAATTCAAAGGTTGTTTCTACTGGATACTTGTTAAACTTATCATAAACCTCAATCATTAAGTTTGGTTTATCTCTTTCTATAACTTTCTCTCCACCTTCTAATACATCAAGTTCTGTTCCTTCTGTATCTATTTTTATAAACCCACACTTGTAACCATGTATAAGAGTCTTTGCATACATTGAATCAATGGTTCTTGTTTCTACAGTTATAGGTATACCACTGACAAGATTTTGAAATGACGAGTTTGATAATCTTTTATCATCTACATAAAACTTTTGGTTACCTTCCATATTACTCATAGCCACATTGTGTGTTGTAACATTATCGTACTCATCTTCTACCTTTTTTAGTTGATTGTAGACTGGAGGTACGGCTTCAAATGCAAATACAATATCGGCATGTTTAGCAAACCATCGTGTATATTGTCCAACACCTGCACCAATATCTAATACATAACTATTTTTAGGAATGTAGTCTTTGGTTTTACCTATTAAAAATTCTTTAGTATGTAAATCATAATAGTATGGATTGAACACTCTTCGTTGTAACACTTCGTCAGAAAGTTTATCAGTTAAGTTCATTTGGTTTCATTATCACTTGTAGTGCTATACGTTCCCCATCTTCAACATGAGTTCCTCTATGCCAACCATGGTTCGGTTCAAATAATATAAAGTTAGTTTCGTCAGTTGTAAAGTGTTTTAATTTAGAATATATAGTTTCACTTGTATATTCACCATCTAGTAACTGTCTAGAAAAGTATGAATTTTTACGTGCCCATACTGGTAGTGTGGCATTAGACTTTCGTTGACTTGAGTTTGATAGTGTATTTACTAACTGATTACTTTTACAGAATAACATTTCAACCTCATCAAAATACCATCTATGACTTTCTGGAACGTAAGCAAAAGGTCCGTTGTTACTTTTAACTTCGTTTAAATATATAATAGTTTTTATATAACTGTACTTGGGATCTATGTGTAATGTGTACAGTTTATTCTTTGGTTTATTACGTTGGTCTCTTTGAAAGTATTCATTGAATGTATCGTTAGAATCACTGATGTGTAAGTTAATATCTGTAATTTCATACGGTTTTTGAATAAGATTAAGTTTAGAATATATCGTATTTAGTTTCTCATGTATCTCATGTTGAGGTGGTAGGTTTGTTATTCTGTCTTGTATCCGTGTATCTCGTACTGGATTTCTTTTCTTTAAATCATCAATATCTTTTTCTAAACATTTAACAAGGGAATCCGTATCTATCGTAGTTGTATAATATCCTAAGTCATCAAATGTTTTAGGACCACTATATTTTATATTCTTAGATTTATCTTTAAGTGTAAAACCGTTTATTGCTGATGTAAGTTGTTTTTGTACTTGTTCATCTGATTTTATTTCTTTATGTAGTTGACCAACTCCATCGATAAATGTTTCAATATTATTATTCTCTAAACCTTTTCTAAGTTTATCATAGACGATGGGATATTCGTGAGTGTTTGGTTCGTATTCAATGTCGCCAAAACAAACGGTGGGATCTGGAATGACCACACCGTGTTGAGATATGTTATGCAATTTGATTACTATCTAAATTATATTTTTTAGAAATTTTACCTATACGTTTTTCAGTTGGTTGATCAACATCTGTATGATGTAATTTACGGTAGTATTCTAACATTGCTTCGTTATCACCTTCTTTTAAAACTTTTTTTAATAAATTATCTGATCCTTTTTTTTGAAACATATCTGCATAGAAAAGTATTTGCTGTTCTTTTTCACTAAGCTTTCTAGCATCTTTATGTTCTCTAGCTTCAACTGCCCACTGCGGTAAATTATCTTCACCAATAGTATTAGCCAAACGATTAACGGCTGTTACGACTGAATCCTCAGTAAACTGATATAGTCCTGCTGCCGTTGACTTAGGATTCTTTGCTTTAGGATTAAAGTTACTTTCCATTTCTTGATGAAATTTATCAAATTTTTCTAGACGAGCTTTAACTTGTGGATCTGTTAATAGTTCTTCGCCTAAACGTGGTAAGTTTTTTTGTAGTACAGATTGTATTATTTTGTCATCATCTTGCATTATTTTTGTCCTTTCTTTTTGTAAGTCTGATAAATCAACTGGGTCTACTTCCTCAACATCAGGAATGTCTTTTCGTTCAACAGGAATGATAGGTGCTGTTACACCTCTTTCAGGTATTTCTGGTTGTGGTATTGGTTCTTCTTTTTGTAATATACCTTGAGCTTCCATTGCTTGTTCTAAAAAACCTTTAGGTTCAACCATAGGTTGTTTAATAGCAAGGTCTGCTGCCTGCTTAAATTCTTCTGCTGATGCTTGGGCAACTGAAGATGGCTGCATTCCTCTGGCTTGTTCAACGAATCCTCCCTCTTGAAATTTTTGTTTGTCAACTAATTTTAAAAGATCCATTACTACTTTAGCTGTAAGGGTTTCATTTTTTTGTTTTTTACCTTCTTCTATCTTAGCTGCTTCAACCATGGCATCTATATTAATCTTCTTTTCTTCAAGAGCAAGTTCTTTATTTTCACGTTCTTGTCTATTTATCATAGATTGTTTTTGAATGTCTAAGTTCTGTTGCTCGATACTATCCAGTCCACCTTGCGCTGCTAACTGGTTCGCTGTTAGAATCTGTTTGGCTGACTCTGCCATAATCATAGTTAGACTAGCGCCTTGGTCTACTTGACCCTCTTGCGCTTTCATTAGTCCACCCATCTGTTCTTGGAATCTTAGAACCATATGTTCCCTGACGTTAGCCATTAGAATTGGTTCTACTTGTTTCATAATAGGGTTGGCACCATTTAGCGGGTCTTGTAAGTAAGAGGTCTTCACGGCGATGTGAGCATTGTGGTCTTGTCCTGGAAATGCTTTGATCGGCTGTCCACGTGTAGCCGACATGATATCCGCAAGTGGATCCTGCTGGACTGCCTGTTGAGGCGCATTCATGAATCGCTCTGGACTATCGACGTTAGCTGCGGCAAGAACCGCTTTGTTTACCTCTGGCATATTGAAAGTTCCTGGTGGTGACTGTGAAGCCAACTGTAACATCAGCTGAGCTTGGGCGAGTCTGTGTGAGTTCGATGGGATGTTCGGATCACTAACAGGAAGTACATCGATACGACCATCAAAATCTTGCTTGAATACTTCGGCAGACTGTCCTATAATATCATAAGGATAAGCAGTCGGTAAAAACTCGTTGTTTATTCTAGCTAATATTTTAAACTCGTCTCTTTGAGACCTGTGGAGTCGTTTGTGAATTGCTGAAAAGAACTTACCTGATGCTTCTAATAATGCTAATGTCGTGCCAACAGGACCGTAGTTCGTTGCATCAGACACTACTTGATCTGTCGTGTCAGCAAATTTCTGACCAGCAGTGGCTACATAGCCTAGCATTTGATAAAGAGTCTGAGACGGTTCTTTATAGGGAAGAGGAACAATGGATTTGCCCAAATCTAAACCCGTTGACTCAACATCACGAAACTCCCCCGGCATTATCGGAGAATTATCTCCCACAACTCTAACACCTCTGGCTTTGAAACCACCTGGTAAATTAGAGAATTGACCCGCATCTATTAGTGCTCTCATTGCTGCCGTTGCCGACATAGTAAGATTACCAAGGAAATGAATTAAACCTAGTCCATAGAATCCGAAACCTGGTACAAACTTGTAACTAACAAAGTGTTCTCTCTTTACAAATCGTGGATCACCGTCATTCCAGTTACGACGAATACTAAGAACCTTCTTAGAACTTTTATCTATTGTAACGATGTAGGGATAGGCTACACCAGTTGGACTGTTGAATGGTTCTGGTAAATCTAAATATAAATGTTGTTCAATTAATACATAGCTCGGGTCATACGGATTTTCATCATATGCCGATAGTCCCATAATCTGCTCTGCTTTAGATGTAATGTTACCTCTATCAGTTTGCTCTGGATCTCCCAAGTCTATTTCACTATACATACCTGCATCCATATCTTTTCTCAAATCATTTTCAGAACGATAGATAATATGTGAATAACGATCGGCACGACGAAGGTCGGATACTAAATTAGATACGTGAAACTGATCGATAGGTATGAACTCTGATATAGGTCGTCCTAGTGTTTCATCGTAATAAACTTTTTTAACTGCTGTACCAATTAATGGTAAGTGAAATAACATTTTTTCAAACTCATCAAAATACTCTGGCATCTCCTCGGTAATTTGATAGTTCATGAAATCTTTTACACGTTGTGCTTGTTTCTCTTTCTCTGGTGTTGGTGATCCAACCATTTGAGTTTTAATTGGACCTTTACTTGGAAATAATTCTTGTGATGCTTTGGATTGAAACTTGACGGCATTCTCTATAATTAATGGATGAGTTGCTGTACATGCACCATCAAATGGTTCTGTAGTTTCTTCTAATTTTAAACCAAGTAAATCAAATCCTCTTTCAAATGTCTGCTCCCATTCTTCTCGTGAATCTTTATCAGATGTGAAGTTATCCATAACTGTTTGAGCTATGTCTTCTAAATCTTCTTCTTCCATTAAGTCAGCTAGATTCGTGTAGAAGTCTTCACTGATTGAAGCTAGTACCTTACCACTGTCTTCATTTAAATCTATTTCTACCTCACCAGTATTAGGATCTACATTGACGGCGAGGTCTTCTTCCTGTTCTTCTTTTATATTTACATCTATACCTAAAGCTTGAGATTGGTTTTGAATCTTTTCTTTTGCTACTTCTATAGGGGTTGATATATCGTCTGGGTTTTTTTCTATTGCCATAATTAATTAGACCTTCCAATAGGTTGCCTTATTTTTTTTATAAGTATTGTCATTATCACTATAATACGGATCATGGGGATGTTGCAAGTGCCAAGAATCTTTCATATAATGTATCGCCATAACCATTGCATCTACTTGGTCGTCATGCGCTGCATTTGGAAAACTAATTGCTTCGTCAAATAATACTTGCGCCCACAATTTATTCGGTAACCAAACACGACCCGCTTCAATCAAAGGTGATGCGGCATAAGCTCTTGCTACTTTATCACGATCTGGAGTATATTCAAGTATTGGTAAACCTGCTCTCCGTAAATCTTGTATTAGCGATTGCCCACTGGCTTTCTTTTCTATTATTATAATGTCTGGCTTGTGTTCATCAAATGCATCTTGTGCATTACTTCGTAACTCTGGATATTCAAAACGACCTCGAACACTTCCAAGTAATATTAAATTACCGACATCATGCTCAACACCTTCGCTATCTTTCTCTACAGTAACAAATATACCCCATGTCTGCATAACACTATAATCGGCAGTCGTCCGTGTAGAGAATGCTGTATCCATTGTTTGTATTACAAAGTCACACTGAGGTGGATCTTTGTCTTCCCATATTTGAAACCACGATTTTTTAAGTATACCACCTTCGGCTGGTACAGGATTCTGCATATATAACGATTCCCAATATCGTGAACCGTTGTGTCTGCGAATTTCTGCCTCATCGTTTTCTAATATCTCTCTTGGTTTCCATTCTGGAAAATATGATTCACCAACTGGTAGATTTAATATTTTACTACTGTTGTCGTCAACCCATGCGGGTATACGAATAACTTCCCAGTTTAAAGATTTATTATCATCGTCACTTTGATTTGATAATAACCATCCACAGATATCATCTTCATGGTATCGAGTGTTAATAATAACTATAGAACCATTCGGCATAAGTCTTGTCCGTAAACCTGCTGGATACCATTCTTTAATATATCTTCTGCCTGCTTCACTGAAGGCATCTTCCTCTGACATTACGTCATCAAGTAAAGCAACATGCGCACCACGACCAGCTATCTGTGTTCGTACACCAGCTGCTACATATACACCGTTCTTGTTTGTTTGCCACTTACCCGCAGCCCTAACATCGGATCTAAGTTTTACATCTTCAAAGATTGAT